TGTCGCCGCTTGTATACTGTGGTTTGCGTTTTTCTCTTTCATAGTGATAAAGTATTAAGGTATTCTCTCCACATTGGTACACGCTCCTGAAGCTTTGCGATTGCTGCCTCATCAAACTCAACAACCTTCTCATGTATGCGCTCCTGCACTGGTATATCGAATCTCCACTCATCTACATTCGTTTCAAGCGATGAACTGCCGTTCTGTAAGATGTATTCGGGCATGTCGTAAATCATTGCACGTTCAATCTGCTGCGCCTTCTTGATGAAATCAGGATTGCCTTGAGGATCTATAAGATTCATTCTGCGCGATAGACGGTACTTCTCGTCGTTTATCATCTGTTCGGGTGCATTCACTAGCACAAAGCAGAAAGTTGCAATGGGCGCACCTGTGAGCCACATGTAGGCTTGACCTTGCCAGTAATAGTCTTTTGATAGTTCGCTAGTCTTTGCATCCATGAACGTATGGATATCCCAACTGCTTTTGATATCAGGCACATTGATGCACTTATCATTGTCATCGATTACTAGCAAATCAGGTGTGCCCGATACAAATCGATTGATGAAGTTCTGTTCGTTCTTGAATACAATCTGCTTACGTTCCCTACGCCACATATCAATGGCATCGTTTTCAACCGCCATGCCTTTCTCAATGAACTTATTGCTCATCTGTTTATAGCGGTTGTACTTCTTTTGAATGTAGACTTCAAGCAGTGCAGCCTTGCACGTTTCGCTTAGTCCTGTTTTGGTGCGTGCATCGGTCATCAAACGACCTAGCATAGACGCTCTGAATAATACGTTGTCCATTTTGTTATTGATTAAATTGATTGTTCAAATATACACTTATTCGGAAATTCCGAACGACTGCTTTTTTGCTTCGAGTTCATCGGCAACTTCTGCAAGTATCTCCTTGCTGCATGCCTTCCATATGCGCATCAAGTCCATGTGCGTTTCTGCATTAGCGATAAGCTCGCGCACAAAGGTTATATCCTTATCCTTGCCTTGTCCGATGCTGCCTTTCAACTTGAATGGCTTGTAAGTGTCCTTGTTCTTGCGGTTCAAGTCACGACCGAACAACTTGCCTAGTGATAATGCTGCATTCTTAAGACACTCAGTCTTGAGTTTAGGAAAGGCAAGGTCTAATGCGTTTGGCTTTTTGTTGTCTGCATTCAACGCCCAACGGTTACGTTCTACGTTGTCAAGGTTCTGAGGCGCACGGTCAACCATGATGATAATGGACGCTGCCCCCGTGCGACGTATCTCATACCCGCTTATCGGATGGATAGCAATAAGGTCGATGCTGCCCACTACTTCATTTGCCATGCGCTCCCACTTAAAGTTCTCAGTGCGCCAATGACCGAAGAACATTTCGTCAAGTGTAGTCTCAACGTGTGAGATGACTAGCGTCTGCGCTTTAAGGTCGGGAGTTTTTTCAATCCCGGCTACATCGGGCGTGGCGTTGAGCATCTGCTGGAACTTCTGCAATGCTTCTAGATTGTCTTTGTGAATACTGTTGTTCATGTTATTGATTTTAGATAATAAAGATAGTGAATTAATAGCGCATTAAGCAATCATTCAACTCTTGACAATAGTTAAGAATTGCAAAAACGATGGCTGTGTACACTAGATACTTGATGACTTTACTTGCTTTCATAGTTATAATTTTAAAAGGTGAATGCGCGTTACAGTCGCGCCCCTGTTTTGATTTATGCTTGGCCAGCTGCTTTTAAAACTTTTTGCAGACGGTTCTTTGCTTTTCTTTCAGTGTTGCATCGGTCAAATACGATGCGTGTGCTTGGGCAAATTACTACATAGTGACTGCACATTTGTTCGATTACTGCGTACTGGTTTGTGTTCATTGTCTTGTTGTTTTTGTTATTGATAGCACAAATATAGGGTGCAATATCTTGCACCACCAAAAGTAAACTGTTAAAAATTGTTAAAATTTGAATCGGTTACAAATTGTAACCACCTCACGCCCACGAATAGCTGCCGTAGTTCGGGAACAGTTCGAAGTAAACACGCATCATAATTGCATCGGCATAGTCAGGAGACTTGCCATGCATGCGGGCTATTTCGTCTTTACTGATCACTGCAAGTTTGCCATCGGCTTCGGGTTGCCTACGGCGTATCATATCCAGTTCTTGGATGATAACATCGCGAAACTGATTCACTTTGAATATTACTTTGTTTTGCTCAATCAATTCTGCAAGCTTAAAATAGCACTCAGCCTTTTGGTTGGTGTATCGGTCTGGTTGCTTAGCACGCCCACCGTTAAGGAAGCCCCGGCACTTGAGCGTATCTACCACACCACCACCTACTCCGTCCTCATCGCATATCACATTGCTTAATCGGATAGCATGCCTGTCGCATAGTTGCCGGATGGTGGCAACAACAGCCGTGATTGGTTGCTTTCGCAGTTCATGTATCTCCATCAGGTGCAAACCTTGCCACACGCAAATCACGCTGCGGTCTTTTCCGAGTCGTGCGATGTCGGCACTGATATATTTTTCACCTTTGCTTTCTTCATCACGGAAGCAACGCACAAGGTCATCGTATTGATATAGGTTGTCAACGCTCTCATCGTATTCCCAGTCACCATAGAGCAGCCTTCGCCTGTCTATTTCGGGCAAACGTTCTAATGTTTCGATATAACTTTCGGGCAGGTGTGGGTTATCGGTTGGCAGCGATGGAATGAATGCAAGATGCTGTGCAAGGTTGTCTGCTTTGTGTGGTGCATAGAACTCATTGTAAAGCCATCCCTTTGACGGATTGCATGTGAGCAGCATCTTCGGTGGCAAATCAAATTCGCGTAGCTTAAAACGAATGCGGCTTTGCAGGATATCTATTGCACGTTTGCTCACCTGTGCGGCCTCGTCTACGTAGGCATCTGTTAATTCTAACCCGCCTAAACTATGGAACTCTGGATCTGATGGATACGCAAACAAGTCTTTAAGAATTATCTCGCTGCCATTGGCAAACGTGATTACGTGCGTTTGATTGTTGATCGTGTAGTGTTCGTTAGGTGCTAACCCTAACATGTGCGCTACCTCAAAGAACGTCTTGAGCGTAGTCTTTTTTAGCGTGTCTAATTTGCTACGGCCTATCAGCCCTCGCGTGCCGGGATACTTGAACCGTCGGCTTATCTGCCATGCACAACCGATGAATGACTTGCTACCACCTGCTGCTCCACCGAAAAGCACAACGCGCGCTGGGTGTGAATTACCCAATACGCGCAGTGCTTCATTTTGTTTCGGTAGATACTTAATCATTAGAAAGGCAAATCGCCTGTGCCTTGTGAATCATCATCTTGTTGACGTTTCTCCAATGGCTCGGACATCTTGCCCGAAAAGAACTTGCCACTTTTGCCTTCCTTGACCCACGCAGCGAGGCGCATCTTCTTGCCACCTACCATGATTTCACCTGTGTACTGTGGCCCGTTGTTGGCTACGTTGTTGTTCTTGAATAGGGTGAACTGACCCTCTTGCATTTGATAGTTACTCATTGATTTAATTATTGATTATGTTTATATCATCCATCATAAAAGCAATTGTGATGTTGCCCCGCATGTTGCTAATTTCTGCTATTGTGAATGGTTCTTCGTCGATGCTATGGCCGTTGATGAACCCGATGAACACTTCTGTATCATCCGGGTATTGAGCCAGCGCGTCCCAAAGTTCACCTATTGTCATAGCTTGTATTCATCTTTGTCTGTGAGTAAAAGTAACTCATCAAAGATAAGACGCATTGCTAAATTATCAGTCATCGATGGTCGCATACTTCGCTTAGCTGTCAACACAAAAAGTTTGCGAAGCAGTTCAATCTCGCGGTGTTGATCGTACTTCATTCGTCACCTCCATATGTTTTGTTGTAGTATTGTTCCGCATAAGACATGTGATGATGGTCATCTTTTCCAGCATTATAAGCATCCAACATCTGCTCCTTCTCCATTGCTTTGGCTATTCTAAAAATTTCACAATCTTCATCATAACCATTGAGTTCGCCAATTAGCCATTCTATTGCAGTTTCTTTTTTCATCTTAGTATTCATTTTGGTTTTCAATCAGCTCGCGGTAGCGTTCGTATCTATATTCTGTAAACTGAAAAGGTTTATTTTTGTAAAGTCGGAACCGCTGGTCATTAACCCACTGTGGCAGTTCATCGTACTCACGCATCAACGCCACTTCAAGTTCGCTAGGTTTGCGGCGTTCAAATTCCTTCACCGGCTCTTGTAACATTTTTGCATCTAATTTTGTTACAACATCCTTCATCGCTTCATTCATTTGCGGGTTTCCGAAGATTTCGTAGATGTTGTTGGCTTGTTCTTGGGCTTGTCGCTTTGCAGTTACATACGGCTGTCGTTGTTGGTCATAAAGTGGAAACCATGCAAGGATAGTAGCCGGGTCGATGCGGTTGTATATCGTGCCATACCCACCAATTGC